TAATGGATTTGATAGTGAGAGGTGGTGGAGTCAGGCATGGGATACATGTCAAGAGTTGACCGACCTCTATAAGAGTATGATACCAGAGGGACACGATTGGTTGGGGATTGACCCATACGATTTGTTCCATAATAATGAAGAGTGGTCAGAGAATGTTCTCTACACCATTATAAATTATCTGGGATTAGACGATTATTTATTTGATGAGTGGTTAGTTAAGATAGAAAATTATCGAATAAAGAACAAAGAACTTATAAATAGAACTATAGTTTGATGGGAAACTGATATGGCACGAACAACACAAGCGGAACGACTAGACCGTATTGAACAAAAAATCGACAAACTTGCCGATGCAATGGTATCTATTGCTCGTGCTGAGGAGAAACTCTTGTCAATAGAGAAGAACAATCAGAATCATTTTGACAGAATGAATAAGTTTTCACAGAAACTAGACGAGATTGAGAAGAAGGTGGACGATAACGCCCGCACTGTCTCAATCATTAACAAGGTAGTATACCTTATCAGTGCAGCCATTGTTGCGGCTGCTGTAAAATACATGTGGATGTAAACGGAGAAATACAATGAAAACATCAGACATCAAAAAGTTGGGTGAAGCGTGGGCATCCGTAACATCCAAACAAGAAGAACTGGAAGAGAAAAAGAAACTCGACCCTGTAGATGATGCCGAGAACGATAAGAAATTCAAAGACCGTAAGGACAAAGACATCGACAATGATGGCGATGTAGATAGTTCTGACGAGTATCTTCACAAGCGCCGTGCCGCTACTGACGATGCGATTGATGGTGGTAAGAAACCTGCCAAGAACGCAAAGAAAGAAGAGAACGACGAAGAAGGCGAAGAAGAACCTAAGAAAAAGAAAATGCCGCCTAAGAAAGATGGTGAAGAAAAGGATTCTGAAGACGAAGGTGAAGAGTCTGAAGAGGAAGAAGAAGGTGAAGAAGAAACACCTGCTCCTAAGAAAGACGACAAAAAAGACGATAAGAAAAAAGTCGCCACTTCTCCTAAGACTGCCGAAATCTCTAAGATTGGTGAAGCAACCGAAGAGTTGATTGGTATGCTTGAATCTGCTGCCAAACAACAGAAGTCTAATGCCACGAAACCTGAAGGTATCATGGACAAAGAGTCTCCTAAGTCTAAAGAGTTCGCAAACGCACACGCAAAGTCTGACAAGAAAATCGAAGACGATGAAGAAGATGGACATGACAAGACTTTCAAAGCTGGTCAGGCAACCAAAGCAAAATCTGGTAAACGACCACAGGACAATCCTGCTGGTGATAACAAAGTTGTGAAGTCAACCGAAGCACCTGTCAAGGAAGATGTTGATACGAATGCCAAAGACGGTTCTGTATCTCTTGTTGATATGGCTCGTGCTCAACTTGCTGGTGAAGGTATGTTCGATAAATTCAAGAAGAAAAAAGAACCAGCGATGACCCTTCAACAAAAAAACGCAATCCGCAAAAAAAAGGGATTACCTCCTCTTGTGAAAAAACCAGATGGTAGACTTGTGTCAATGGGTGAGAATGAAAAAAATCCCTTTGATGGTCGCACAAAATCTGCTCGCGAATTCCTCGAAAGAATGGCGAAACGCCGTGGTTATGTAAAGAAGGACGATTAAAATGATTAAAGCTCCTAATTGGTGTTCAAATGCTATCCCTACCGCTCGTGGTTGGGAAGACCCTGTAACTGGTGAGTTGTATGCATCTGGTGGTTTCACCCAAGAACAAATCGATGAGTTCTTTGGTGTCAAACCAGTTGTGGAACAAGTTGAAGTTCCTGCCGAAGTTCAGACATTGACCGAAGCACCTGTTGGTGATAAGTCGTTGGATGATATGACCAAAGTTGAACTTGAAGCATTGGGTCGTCAACATGGCGTAGAACTTGACCGTAGAAAGAAAAAGTCTACTCTCGTAGAGAGAATGACCAATCTATTAAAAGACTAAGTAAAGGGGTGTAACAACCCCTTTCACTTGGATACAATATGTTCAAATTCTATGTTCTGTGGTCGAGAGAACTCGAAAATCTAGAACGAGTAACGTGGAATCTTCCTCCCGAAGATACGGTTGTTATTATCAATACATTACATGACGATAGTATTCCTATCGGCATTGAGTTCTGTGAACAAAAGGGTATTGAGTATCACGTTACCGAATCTGACGGCACACCCGCTACAGGTAAAAATACTCTCCTAGAAAAGTTTCTTGAAAGCAACAATCAGTATATGGTTGCGATTGATGGTGATGACTTTCTAACTACGTTTGGAGTTCAACTCTACAGAGACCTCGCAAAACATCCATCCCCACCTGATATTTTATGTTTATACAGACAGATGTCATTGATTGGAGGTCATCCCGAACTTTTCGAGGAAGAGAGACCGAACCTGTATCCATATACACCAGAGTTTCCGTTTGATAAGTCTAATATAATACTTGATTATCAATCTCTCATGATATTATTTACCAAACATCCAAAGTATGATAAACCATATGATATCGCACATGACTGGGCAATCAATAGGCTTGAGTTTGATAGTCTGATTAGAAAATATACCGAAGACAATGAGTTTATGTGTCGTTTGGTATTTCATTCTCGAAAGGCCGCAGAGTTGATGAAATACAATAATGAGATTACCGTTGGTGAGGATACGGTTCAGTGGTTGAAACTGAAGAGACGGGCACTCAAAGGTGAAATAAAAATGATGCGTAGAATGGAAAGAGGTCACCCGACATACATTTATAATCAGGCAAGCGACTCTGTAATGAGAGAAACCTTCCATCATGATTGGAGTTGGGTTGCCCCTTTTGTTGATGTGATATATAATGAAGGAGACATATTCGATATACCAAAAAATGTAAGTCTCCCTGAATTTGTAGATAGTGAATGGGTATGATATTAACCAAAGATAATCTGATTGTATATGCGGCGAAACATTATTACAATCCAAAATGTATTGACAGTGAAGAGTTCTTTGAAGACCTGAAGAGATTCAAGTATATCAAAAGATTATTGAACCGTTATAAATCAACAGGCGAATTGTCTGAACGACTTATCATTAACCATTTGATTGTGATATTCAATGTATTTGGTTATGATGCGGGACTCGATATTCTTGAACTCAAGATTGAACTAGACCACTGGGGAACACTCAAACCATTCCTTATATTTCTAAAAGCAATCAAAAATGACATGTATACCAACATTGAAATGGATAAATTAGTCATTGAGAGACTGCGAAACATATAAATAGAATCATGGGTATATTAAAATCAGCAGCGGACTTAGTCTATACGATTCGATTTCTTAAACTTCTCGTAACACCATTCGAGAAGTTAGGGGCGTATGAAGCGGGCATCATCGATAAAGATGGTAAGAAGAATCCAGATTTCAATACGAACTCTATGGATGACCGTGAAGCATATCGCAAACACTACACACCATTCATTCGTCTTGTTATCAATCTGAAAAGACTTCTCGCAAAAGCGCCAGGCGGTCAGTCTGTCATCGCACGTTATGGTGCGGCTCTTATGTTAATCAAAGAAAATGGTGAGTTATCTGATAAACAAATCATGCAGATTCACGAAGAGACTGGTATCGATATCCTTGATGTTCTTGCCGAAGAATCTCAATGGTTCATGCTTGAGGACAAAGAACTATCGCCAGGCATCTATCGTATCAAGTATGATACAATGACTACTAACTGCGAAGATATTGTGAAAAAGAATGATAAAATCCGTATTGTCGAAACCGACTCTAATCCTATCGGAGAAGTCTTGGGTATCGATATCTACAAAGGAATACACGAAAACTCAAAACAATGGGTGTATTTCTCAACAGGGGAGATTACACGATGAAGAGTTTTAAGACATTTATGGAAGATGCACCAAGCATGGCAACGACTGCCGTTGCGGGTGCGGGGGAGAATCCAGAGAAGATTGTTCCTGTCCATATGAAAAAGAAAAAGAAGAAGGATATTGAAGTCCTCAAAAGATTTATAGATAAAAATGAGGCAAGCAGCAAATACTGGAGTAAATAATGTTAAGTGGATTATTAGGTAGTGTCTTAGGATTTGGCGGTTCGGTCGTTCCCGCAATCACAGACCATTTCAAACAGAAGAACGAACAGAAATTCGAACTCGCAAAGATGGAAAAAATGGCGGAACTTCGTGCCGCTGGGTTTGACCAAGAGTATCGAATGTATGAAACAAAAGCAGATGACAGCGAACATGCTAGATTGGTTCAACACGATATTTCAATCAATCAGGGAACTGGATTTGTCGCCAGTTTGCAGAAGTCAGTTCGACCAGTCATCACTTATGCATTCTTTGGACTGTTTGCTGTTATTGAAATTACCCTTCTGATGGAAGCATTAGAGAAGGGAACTGACTTCTCCGAAGCAATCAATATCCTCTGGGACGATGACACAAAGGCAATCTTTGCCGCAATCATCTCGTTCTGGTTCGGTTCTCGTGCTATCGACAAAGGTCGTAAAAAGTGATTTCCTCTAGAGCGATTGTAATCGCACTCGCCGCATTTGTATCAGCCTGTGTGATTGTTATTCCATTCGAAGCACTTGGTGCTAACTATGTCAAACTCGGTTACAAAGTTGAAGACAGCAATACCAAGAGTTTCAATCTCCATCAGAAGTGGGCGTGGGAGCCAGAGGGTAAGGACTTTCAGGCAGAGACAGAAACCAATGTTTATAAAACTGAAGTCGAGGGTGTAGACCTGACTGACCGTGCAGACGGTGAGTATGAGTTCATTCTGAATTTCACTGAGAAACATTATGGTATCGCCAACTTCGGGTTTAACTACAATGCGAATCGTATGATTGGTGACTTCCGTCCACACACTGGTATCGGTTGGGGTTGGAAGTTCTTTCGTAATGACAGGTGGAAGATGTCTCACGAGTTTACCATCACACAGATGGGAACAGAGGACTACACTGAACTGGTCTGGAGAAACTCTACTTGGGTTCGATACAAGCATCCCGACTCTCCTATCAGCATCACCAACAAGTATCTGTATGAGAACGGTGACTATCACGAACTGAACAAGAACAACTTCAGTATCGATTATCATGTCAATAAGAACCTGATGTTCTCTCTCAATGACTTGTATATCAGTGATGATGCGGAAGCCGAATACAGTGTGACCTATATCTCACTAGGTTATAACTTTTAATAAAAATTGATTGACATTATCCCCAATATGGGGTATAATATAACAATCTGAAAACTCGTCTGGGTATAGATATAACTATCCCCAAAGAAAACCTTTACCCAAGTGGACACCCGAAATGCCTGTAAAAATTGACCGTAAGAAAGATGACCTCCTCGCTGAATACGCAGTTGGTATGTTAAAAGATTTCTACCTACTAGATTATGAAAAGACCCCCCAAGAAGGCTTCGCCCGTGCTGCAAAGGCATGGTCACGTTATAGAGAGGAAATGGACGATGCACTCGCACAACGTCTTTATGATTATGTTTCTAATAAGTGGTTTATGTTTGCTTCTCCAGTATTATCTAACGCTCCCAACGGAAAGAAAAAAGACAAAGGGATGCCTATCTCTTGTTTCCTCACATATGTCCCCGATACTCTTGAGGGTCTTATTAGCCATTCTTCTGAGCTTCGTTGGCTTTCTGTTTACGGTGGCGGTGTTGGCGGACATTGGTCTAGTGTGCGAACGGTCAGTGACATCGCCCCAGGCCCAATCCCATTTCTGCATACAGTAGATGCAGACATGATTGCTTACCGTCAAGGTAAGACACGCAAAGGTTCATATGCCGCATACATGGACATCTCACATCCTGACGTTGTAGAGTTCATGAACATGCGTATTCCTACTGGTGATGTGCAACGCAAGGCGCTCAACTTACACAATGCTATAAATATAACCGATGAGTTCATGCAGTGTGTGGTCGAGGACAAAGACTTCAATCTGCGTGACCCAAAGAACAATGAAGTAAAAGATACGGTCAACGCCCGTAAGTTGTGGGAACGTCTCCTTGAGATTCGTTTTCGAACAGGTGAACCATATTTGAACTTCATCGATACAGCGAATAGAGCGTTACCACAACCTCTAAAAGACAAAGGACTAAAGATTCACGGGTCAAACCTGTGTAATGAGATTCACCTACCGACCAGCGCAGATAGAACTGCGGTGTGTTGCTTGTCATCTCTGAATTTAGAATACTACGATGAATGGAAAGATACGACTATTGTTCGTGACCTTGTGCGGATGCTTGATAATGTCTTGCAGTTCTTTATCGATGAAGCACCCGACACAATCACAAGAGCAAAATACAGTGCAGAACGAGAACGCTCAATCGGACTCGGAGCAATGGGATTCCACAGCCTCCTCCAAAAACACGGAGTCGCGTGGGAGTCCGAAGCAGCAAGAGAAATCAACCGAACTGTGTTCGAACACATTAAATCCGAAGCAGTTGCGGAAACTGAACTCCTTGCCGAAACCCGTGGCGAATATCCTGATGGCGATGGGTCTGGCAGGCGCAACTCGCACTTGCTCGCCATCGCCCCCAACGCAAGTTCAGGAATAATTTTATCAACAAGTCCTTCTATCGAACCGATGAAGGCAAACGCATATACACACAGAACTCGTGCGGGTTCTTTTCTTGTTAAGAACAAGTATCTTGAAGCACTGCTCGAAGAACGTGGTGAGAACAACGAATCAACTTGGACATCTATCATTACCAAGAAGGGTTCGGTTCAACATCTGCCTTTCCTTACCGAAGGTGAGAAGGCAATCTATAAGACCGCAGACGAACTCGACCAGATGTGGGTTGTTCAACATGCCGCAGAACGTCAAGAGTTTATCTGTCAAGGTCAATCTGTGAACCTTTTCTTCCCGTCTGGTGCGGAGAAGTCCTATGTAAATAAGGTTCACTATAGTGCGTGGAAGAAAGGATTGAAAGGTCTTTACTATCTTCGCACTGAAGCAAAACAACGGGCAGAGAATGTGTCTGAGAAGGTAGAACGTGTCGCATTGCAAGGTGATACCCGTTCTATCGTCTATGGTAAGTCAGACTGCCCATTCTGTTCTATGGCAAAGGAAGAACTTCGCTTGCGTGGTATTCCTTTTGATTACATCGACCTGAAAGAGATTGGTAAAACCGCTCGTGAAGTGACAGGTCGAGATGTCAAAACAGTTCCACAGATTTATATCGAAGGTGAATATGTGGGTGGATATGAAGAACTTATGGAATACCTAAACAAACCATTAGAAACACAAGAAGACGATGAATGTCGTGCTTGCGAAGGATAACAAATGTCACTACTAGATTTTTCAAAAACATATCGTCCGTTCCTCTACCCTTGGGCTGTGGAACTCTCAAAGAAACACGAAGAAGTCCATTGGGTCGAAGATGAAGCGGAACTGTCCGAAGATGTCCAAGACTGGAAGACCAAACTGACCGAACCAGAAAAGAACTTTATCACACAGGTTCTCCGTCTGTTCACCCAATCTGATGTTCAGGTTGGTGAGAACTATCACGAACTTCTGATTCCGAAGTTCAAGAACAACGAAGTCCGTAACATGTTATCATCGTTTGCAGGACGTGAAGCGGTTCACCAACGTGCATATGCACTGTTGAATGATACGCTCGGTCTGCCCGATGAGGACTTCCATATGTTCCTCGAATACAAAGAGATGTCCGACAAGATTGATTTCATGAAACAGGGTGACATCAATAGTCATACGGGTCTGGCATTGGCCCTCGCACAATCAGTCTTCAACGAAGGTCTGTCAGTGTTCGCATCGTTTGTAATGTTGTTGAACTTCCAACGCTTTGGTAAGATGAAGGGTATGGGAACAATCGTTGAGTGGTCTATTCGTGACGAGACCCTGCACGTTCAAGGCAATGCGAAGTTGTTCCGTGAGTTCTGTCAGGAACACCCTCGTATCGTCAATGACGAACTGAAATCTAAAATCTATCAGATGGCAAGAGATGTGGTCAAACTAGAAGACCGATTCATCAAACTGGCATTTGATGGTATGGAGATGGAA